GATGTAATTCACATTCCTAAACCTACTAGAGGTTCTGCTTCAGTTAAAGCAGCATCAACAGCAGTAACGTTGATTGCAGCTACAGAAACAGAAGTTCAAGTAGCAATTGATAAACACTATGAATACTCACGTTTTATTGAGGATATCGTAGAAGTACAAGCACTATCATCAATGCGTAGATTCTATACAGATGACGCAGGTTATGCTTTAGCTAAACAAGTTGATACAGACTTAGTTCAGTTAGGTAGAACATTTAATGGTGGTGATGCTGGTGCAGATTATGATGAAGCATTTGTTGGTGCCGATGGTACTACCAAATATGTAGCCGGTTCTAACAATGAATCAGCTCTTTCAGATGCAGCTATCCGTAGAACTATCCAACGTTTAGATGATAATGATGTTCCTACTGAAGGTCGATTCTTTTTGATTCCTCCATCAGCTAGAAATACATTAATGGGTCTAGATCGTTATACAGCTATGGACTTTGTAGGTGAAAGTGGTAATGCTAACACAATTAGAAATGGACAAATTGGTAACCTTTATGGTATGCCTGTTTATGTTTCTTCTAATGCTGATACAACTTCTGGTACTGGTAATGCTCGTGTATGTCTAATGGGACATCAAGACGCAGCTGTTTTAGTAGAACAGATGGGTGTTAGATCACAAACACAATACAAACAAGATCATTTAAGTACTCTTTACACTTCAGATACAATTTATGGTGTTAAAGAATTACGTGATGACTCTGCGTTTGCTTTAGCAGTGCCTGCATAATAGCAGTTAGATAGCCCCCTTCGGGGGGTCTATCTTTATTAATTTATAGGAAACAATTATGGCGATATATAGAGGAGTAGGTGGTGCCGGAGATGCAACAGTTGATGCAAGTAGTGCCTCGACTCTTGCCACAACAAAAGCTGCAGAAGCAGCTACTAGTGCAGCAAATGCAGCAATAAGTGCTACAGCCGCAGCAACTAGTGCAACAACAGCGGAAGGATATGTAGACACCTTTGACGATAAATACTTAGGCTCAAAAACATCAGCACCCACAGTAGATAATGATGGGGACGCTTTAACAGATGGAGCACTTTATTTTAATACAACAAGTAACATAATGTTTGTATATGATTTAGGAACAGCAGCATGGTTACAACTTACTTTAACTAGTTCTAATCAAACAAATGTAAATACTGTAGCAACAAATATCTCTAATGTAAATTCTGTTGCTGGAAATAGTACAAATATTAATTCCGTAGCAGGTAATAGTACAAATATTAATGCAGTAGCAGGAGACGCTACAGATATAGGGACTGTAGCAGGAAGTATTGCAAATGTTAATTCTGTTGCAGGTAATGCAACTAATATAAACTCTGTAGCAGGAAACTCTACTAATATTAATACTGTAGCTGCTGATGAAACAGACATAGGAACAGTATCAACAAATATTGCTAATGTTAATACAGTAGCAACTAATGTTACTTCAGTAAATAGTTTTGCATTAACTTATTTAGGAGCACACTCGTCTGCTCCAACAACTTCTAATGTAGGGGCTTTATATTATAATACAACAAGTAATAATTTATTTGTTTGGAGTGGTTCTGCTTGGGATGAAGCAGCTTTTTCAGTTACAGGAGCAGTAACCGCCTTTAATAGTAGAACAGGAGCAGTTACTCTTTCTAGTGGAGACGTAACAACAGCTCTAGGATTTACACCTGGAGCAGCTTTAGGGTTTACTCCAGTTACTAATGCTAGATCAATAACTATAAATGGTGTTGCACAAGATTTAACTGCTGATAGAACTTATACTATTACAGCTAATGGTTTGTTACCTTCTCAAACAGGTAATTCAGGTAAAGTGTTAAGTACTGATGGATCTAATTTATCTTGGATAGCAGACTCAGAAGGGGTTGCTTCTTTTAATACTAGAACAGGTGCTGTCACATTATCAAGTGCAGATGTTACAACAGCTTTATCTACAGGTGCTATAGCTACTGCAAAAATAGCTGATGATGCTATTACTGCAGATAAACTAGCTAATTCAATTAATACAGAAATTACTGCTAATACAGCTAAAGTAACTAATGCTACTCATACAGGAGATGTTACTGGTGCTACAGCACTTACTATAGCAGATAATGCTGTGACTACGGCTAAAATTAATAATGATGCAGTTACTACTGATAAAATTAATTTAGTATCTGCTGGAACAACACCTAGTTTAGAAGCTAAGGGTACATCAGGAGATACTGCAGGATTTATTCAATTAAATTGTGAAGAAAACTCTCATGGTATTAAATTAAAAGGACCTCCTCATAGTGCAGGAGCTAGTTATACATTAACTTTTCCTGATAATGATGGAAGTGCTAATGAATTTTTACAAACAAATGGTTCTGGAGGAATGACCTGGGCAGTAGCTGCTACATTAGGAGCTCAAGCTTTTTCAGGTGTTCAAACATTTACCAATATTACTGAAACACAAACAACTAAGTCAGCAAGTTTTACACCTAATCTATCAACAGAAGGAACTGTATTTTCTTGTTCAGGTGCAATGACAATTACTATGCCAACAGCAGCAGCAGGTAAATCATTTACAATTGTACATGCTTCAGGAAGTTCAATTACATGGGCAGGTACTATTAAATGGAATGGAGGTTCTGCACCATCAGCAGCAGCTGCAATAGAAATATATGTGTTTTATTCTGATGGTACTAACTGGTATGGAATGCAGTCTGGCACTGGATTTGCTTAATGTTTACTAGGTCAAGAATGATGCAAGCTGCAGGCAATGCAGGTGGAGCTGTCGAGATAGCTTTAACTATAAGTGCTGACACACAAAACTATAATATTTGGGATAATCGAGGTAGCGAATATGTAGCAGGTAGTAGTATTTTAACTCTTACTATTAACTCTGGAATCTATGTAGGTTCATCTAGCACAGGTGGGATAGCATTAACTATTCCAAGTGACTTCGATGCAGGCGATGAAATATTTATTATTAATAATGGATTTATTGTAGGTGCAGGCGGAAACGGTGGAACTGGTTCTGCTTTTGCTTATTCTGGTGCTGTAGGTCAACCGGGTGGAGCTGGCGGAACTGCTATTTCTGCATCAAGAGCTGTTACTATAACTAATAACGGTACTGTAGGTGGCGGTGGAGGTGGCGGTGGTGGTTCTACTGGAGACACCTATTGTGCTCAAGCATTTTATGGTTGTTTGCAATATCGTCAATCTAGAGGAGCTGGCGGAGGTGGTGGTGCAGGTTATAACGCAGGTGGCGGAGGCGGTACATCTGGACAAGCAGGAGGTAACACAGGTCAAGCAGGTTCAGGAGGCTCTAGAACAGCAGGAGGCGGAGGAGGCTCTGGTGGTAATGGTGGCGGATCAGGAGGCGGACTAGGTGCTTCAGGTGGTACAGGAGGAACTGGAGATGCTGCAGGTGGAGCAGGAGGTGCAGGAGGTAATTATGCAACTGGAAACTCTAATATTACTTGGGCAACAGCAGGTACACGTTTAGGTGGCGTATCATAATATTAATTTAAGGAAAAATTATGGCAACAATATATACAAAGGTACATGAATACAATAAAGAGACTCAGGCTGTTGTAGCTAGTTTTGCTTCGAATATGACTAAATCACAAAATCCTGATGACCATGAAAAATTAAACTATAACGTAGCAAGTCTTGTAGAAGAAGGTGCTAGTTTACAAGATTTAAAAGATGCTTTGGCATTAGCGGGATTAGGTTGGTGCGAAATACATTGCAAAAAAGAAATGCTTGATGACAAACCTGAAAAGCAAACCGAAGTAGAAACTTTAGTAGGAAGTTCTTGGTCGCAAGAAACACAACATGAAGAAATAGCTGTTCCTCAGCTAAACATACCAAAACTTAAAACTGAATTAGGTCTTTAACTAATGGAATATTTTATTGCACAATATGGTAGTAAATTATGCTGTGTAATAGCATCAATACTTGGTGCATTATTTAATTATAATAAAAAGAAACTAAAAGGTAAAACACCTAAAGGTGGACATATACATTGGTTAATAGAAAGAAAAAGAGCTAGACAAGAATTAGGATTTACTTTAATATTAGCTGTTGTAACTGCTGAGTTTTTTATACCACCTATATTACACATATTTAATTTAGGTATGCTAGCAGGACCAGCAATAGCATTCTTTATAGGATATAGTGGAATGAGACTTCTTCCTGCTATAGAAAGTAAAATACATAATATTCTAGAGAAAGGATGGAAATGACACCACACGAAGAAATGAAAGCACATGAGAAGTTATGTGCAGAAAGATATAGTACAATTCATAAAAGATTAGATCGAATTGAATCTGCATTAAATAAACTTATATGGGGTGTTATTTATGGATTTGGTGGTATTGTAGTTGCAACATTAGTTCATGCAATAACTATGTCTAATATATGATAAGTATATTACAACATTTAATTCCGATTGGTTTAGGTTTTATTGCTAAACTAACAGCAATTAAATCAGAGCAAGCTCATCAACAACATCAAATGATGTTACAGGCTTTAGCAGCAAAAGAGGGAGCAATACAAAAAGCAAGGGAGCATGCAAGTACAGAAGGTAAGATGGCTGCCTGGAATAGACGAATACTAATGTTTGCTATTCTTTCGTTAGTAGCTGTATATCCTTTAGCAGGAGTATTAGGTATAGATACAGTAGTTAAAATTGTAGAAGAACCTACTAGTTTTCTTTTTGGTATCTTTGAAATTGGAGGAGAAACTAAGTTTGAAACAATTAAAGGACTATACAAGTTTGATGAAATATTTACATGGGCAACTATGATAGTAGAGTTTTATTTTGGTGGTCAATTAGCAAAAGGAAAATAAATGAAATCATTTATAAGTCTTTTAGCTTTTTTAACAGTTATGCCAATAACACCTACAGTACTATTTATAATAACGTTGTGGAGTAGTGTTTAATGCCTTACATGAGTAAAGGAAAACGAGACTATAAAAAAGAACTTAATTGGGAAAAGAAAAAGAAACCTAAAAGAGTTAAAGAGAGAGCTTCTCGTAATGCTGCACGAACTAAACTTGGTCTTAAAAAAGGTGATAAACGCCATGCAGCACATAAGAATGATAATGCAATGGATAATAGAAAAAGTAACTTAAAAAAAGTATCTGCTAAAAGTAATTTAAGTAAAGAAGCTAAAAAGAAAAAACGTAACTTAACTAAAAGTAGAACTTGATATGCCTATGGTAAATGGAAAAAAGTACGCTTATACAGCAAAAGGTAAAATGGCAGCAGAAAAAGCCAAAAAGA